TCAAGGCGTGGCACGCCGAGTATCTGAAGGTCAAGAGCGCCAACCGGCTCGTCGCCGTAGACGATGTACGGCTGCCGCTAGAGGCGCACTACCTCCGGCACCACATCCCAGGCATCGTGATCGTCAGAGTCCACGCTACGGCGGAGGCTCGGACACAGCGGCGTGGGGTGCTGCAAGGGGTCAGCGATGTGACCGAGTTTGGCTACCTGCAAACCGAGTACGACTTGCAGATCGACACAACAGACTTGACAGCGGAGGACTCCTACGCGATCCTGCGTAAGCATATGGTGGATAACGGTCTTTGGCAGTCATCCTATGAGGAGGAATCGTGAGCAATACTGACCTGACCGAACTAGAGACACGCGCCGCACAGCTCGGCTACCACTACGACGGACTAGTGCGCGTCGAGCACCCATTCGCTGATCAAGAGAATCAGGTGACCTGGACAATCGTTCTAACCGACACACAAGGCACAGAACTGACCTTTCAAGCACCAACGATTGAGGGAGCCATTGAGGTCGCCAACGACCGGATGGCGCTGCTCTCAGGTCTCGCTGACCTGTGAGCGCCTTCGCCTATGTCGGCGTGACGCTGATTGTCATCAACACCGCGCTCTTTCTCGTGGTGTTCGCTAGTCTGCCGATGAGCATCAAGCGCGGCGTAGGTATTGCGCCGTCAATGATCTACCTGCTCACCACGGCAGCAACAGTGGTTTGGATCTGGAGGGCATTGCAGTGGCAGGCGTAAAGACCAAGCGCGCAGGCGCAGCCAAGCCGCCGGTATGGACAGTCACCAACTGCACCGACTGCGGCAAGGTGATCGACTACACCGATCCCAAGCGGCAGGTGTTCCCTGGCACGCGCGTACTGGTAATCCACGAGAAGGGCCGTCGCTTTGAGTGGCGGCACAAGGCGTGCGTGAAGTGAGTCAGATCGAGATCCTCACTCCTGAGCTGGATGAGGGCATCAAGTGCGTGCAAGAGGGCGCAGATGCTTGGTGCTATGACCCCAAGATTGGTCGCCAGTTCGCCAAGTTGAGCATCCGGTACTCGGACGCAATCGCGCCAGAGGGCTGGTTCTTCCTCAACGAGCACATCTTCAACCGCGCAACCATCGCGGAACTGATCAAGGCAGGACACCTAGAAGTAGATCAGTCAGCCTTCACCCTCTCGGATGGTGGTCAGGCTCGACTGGGAAGGTTGGTACGCAGATGAGCCAGATGTCTGACCTAGACATTGACGAGCAGAACAAAGCCAAGGCGAAGCGCGGCAAGCGCGCACGCAACAAGGGCAACGCCTTTGAGCGAGAGGTCGCCGAGAAGATCGGCGGTGTGCGAGTCGGCCAGTACGGCGGCAAGACCGATGTCATGTCCGACTGGATCGTCATCCAGTGCAAGGTCGGCAACGGCTCGTACTCGGAGCGCTACGACGGCTGGCTCCGGTCGGTCAAGGGCAACAGCAGCCAGATCACCGCACTCGTGGTGGGCGACGCGCCTGGACCAGGCACCAAGCGCCGCACCATGATCGTGCTCGACTTTGAGGACTTCGTGGAGCTGCTGAATCATGACTAGGGAAGAGGTCACCCTGCTCCGCGCAGGGTTCGCCAAGACCTTTGCTCCGCACCTAGCCCAGAGCCACCGTTGGTCTGCGTTCACCTTCATCGCCGACATCCTCATCGCACGATCATTCAGCCAGCCGACGCTCATCGTTGAGACCGGCTGCGCGCGGCAGGAGAACAACTGGAATGGCGACGGCCAGAGCACCGTGGTCTGGTCATGGCTGGCAGGTCAGTTGGACGGCTTCGCCTATTCGGTTGACATCAACCCAGACAATGTCAACACCGCTCGCGCGCTGGCTCCAAGCGCTCGCGTCACCGTTGGAGACTCGGTGGACTTCCTCCGGCACTTCGGCAACTCATCGTCTATCTCGCTGCTGTACCTGGACTCATTCGACTACAAGACTGGCAGCCTAGACGCGGCAGAGCATCACCTGCGCGAGCTGCAAGCGATCTACGACCGACTACCAGCGGACTGCATCATCGCGGTGGATGACTGCATCACACCGACCGAGGGCAAGGGTGCGCTCGTCCGGCAGTGGCTAGAGGAGCGCGGCAACCTTCCTGTATTGGAAGGCTATGTCACGGTATGGCTCAAGTAGCATCCCTGCTCTTGAGTCTCACACTCCTGACTGGCTCAGGAGGACCAGACCTCACGCCACACGGCGTGCCGACACACGGTGTCGCCACCTGGTACGGCACGCGCTGCCCTAAGGGCGTGACTAACTTTGGGCGTACCGATGCGTGCACTCCCTATCTGCCCAAGGCACAAGGTGGCCGTGGCGGTGAGTTGGTCTGGTATGCCGCTGTTGCCTCCTTCTCTTACTACGCCAAACCGTATACACTCCGCGTCTGTAGGAAGGACCAGCCGACTCGCTGTGTGACTGTTGTGGTCAGGGATGAGTGCGCCGGTCTGTGTAGGAGGCATCTGAAACAACCGTGGACAAGTCAGAGCAGAGCAATCGACCTAAGCCCAGCCGCGTTCTCTCAACTCGCGCCGCTCGGCAGAGGCGTGCTGGCGGTAACCATCAGGGAGTTACCAGAGAGCAGCGAGAGTTCCAACAGTCCTGTGCGGCGTGGTCACTGAAGCTCGGAGTCAAACTCAACGCGCTGTTCAACCTTATGCCGCAGTTCGGCAAGACCACGCACTGGGCGCGAGAGCGCTACTACGGAGGCACCTTCGTCACCGACGCTGACCTGTACTGGATCAACTCGCGCGTGAACGATGAGAGCGAGATCGAGCAGTCAGCCAAGTTGCAGCGCTATGCAGCTGCGGTAGATCTCTTGTGCCGCGTCTGCGCTGGAGAGGATGAGAAGACTCCGACCTGCTGGGATCAGACTTGCCCACTTCGCCCAGTGTCGCCGCTTCCACTCACGATCTACGAATGATGCGGTACGCTTTCTCGGCGACGGCGCGACCTTTTGGTGTGCTGCCGTCACTCGCCCTGCCGGTGGAGTCCTCCCATCGGCAGGGTCTAACCTGGGGCAGCGTAGACGCTTGCACGACCATCACGGCTATTGCCGGTCAGCAAGGAACGAGTGGTGCGACTCCACTCCTGCTCCACCACTACAGGAGGGCAAATGGCTAAGGCGCAGGACAAGTTTGTCGCACTGAGGGGATGGGTAGCAGAGGCGCAGGTGCTGCTCGGTGTTGACTCGTGGGAACTCACCATCGTTGAGGCCGCCTCCGATGTGGATGCCTGGGCAGACATTGACGCACACGCCCAGCAGCCGACCGCTGACCTTCGCGTCAGCCACGACTTCTGGACGCAGACCCCAGAGAAGCAGCGCCTGATCCTGACCCACGAGCTGCTGCACCTAGTGCTCGCTCGATATGCGCGCGTCACCGAGACACTTGAGGAGTCACTCGGCAAGTTGGCGTGGGCAGTCCTAGAGCCACAACTGGAGGACGCAGAGGAGCGTGCGACCGAGCATCTTGCTCGCATCTTGGCTCCCTACCTATCGCTACCGGCATTCCCCAAGGCATGAGGGCGCAGCGACCATGTCTGACCTGCGGAGTCCTGACCACCTACGGCAACCGCTGCAATGTCTGCGGACCACGCAAGGCGACCGAGTGGGCGAAGAATCGCGGACCATCTCCGTACCGCAACGCCGACTGGCGGAGGCTCAGCATCCAGAAGCGCAAGGAGGTTCCCTACTGCGAACTGTGCGGACAGCGCGACGGCAATCCGAGCAACCCACTTACCGCAGACCATATCCAGCCGCTGAGTCAGGGAGGCGCGCTGATCGTGCCGACCTATATGCTCCGCACGCTGTGTAGGGTTTGTCACGGCAAGATCACCAAGCATAGTTAGGAGGACATCATGACCAAGCCAATCATCATCGTAAGTAACACGATCGTTGCCCCAACTGGGTACGGCCAGCAATGTAGGCAACTCGCTCTCCGCATCAAGGCAGACGGCATCCCAGTGGGTGTCTCTGCCAACTACGGCGCTCCGACCAACATGGAGATCGAGGGAATCCAGATCTTCGCCGAGGGGCTGATCAAGTACGCCAACGACTCTGGACCAGAGAACATTGCGATGGCTGCCTCACAGGGTGGCTTCGGCATCACGCTGTTCGATGTGTGGGTGGCAATCAACGATGCCTATCACCAACTGCCCATCGTTGCCTGGGTACCGATCGACCACGACCCAGTGCCACCGCGCGTGGCGGAGTGGTGCATCAAGGGTGGCAACAAGCTCATCGTGGCGATGAGCAAGCACGGCGAGCAGGCACTCCTGAAGGCAGGCGTACCGCGCGACCGATTGGTCTACATCCCTCACGCCATTGACACCAAGATCTGGACGCACGAAGGGCCGACCTGCCGCGATGTGCTTCGCGTGCCGGAGGACGCGCACCTGACCGTCATCACCGCCATGAACAAGGGCAAGCGCAAGTCATTCCCTGAGATGCTGAAGGCATGGGCGCTCTTCGCGCAGCAGCACAAGGATGCCTACCTGTACCTGCACACCGACCGCTGGGGTCACCTGGACGGCATCAACCTGATCCCAGTGCTCAAGGCAGTGGGCGCACCAGAGGATCGCATCCGATGGGTAAACAGCAGCCAGATGCGTGCAGGCATCCCAGCCGAGACGCTCGCCAGCATCATGCGCTCCGCCAATGTCCTGCTGCTCGCCTCACGCGGTGAAGGATTCGGCATCCCAGTAATCGAGGCTGAAAGCGTGGGCTGCCCAGTGCTGGTAACGGACTTCACGGCGCAGCCTGAACTGGTACGAGACCACGGCTACATCGCCGAGGGTCAACTGGACTGGGATGAGATGCAGGAGTCATGGTGGAAGATCCCAAGCGTTGAGAGCATCCTTGAGGGGCTGACGCTCAACTACATCGCCACACAGGCTGGCGAGATTGACCGTGCCGCTCTGGCCGCCAAGATGTACGAGTACGACGCTGACTATGTCTACACGACCAAGTGGCAGCCGCTCTTCGCTGACATCTTCAGTGGCAAGATTAGGCTAGGCGTACCGGCAGAGCAGCCAGTCGCCTTGAACCGCGCACAGCGACGGAAGGCTAAGTGATCGAGCACCTGTGCAAGCCTGGCGATATCCGTGGGCTTGGCAAGCGCCGCGCCTGTTCTCGCGTCCTGTACTGCAACCTGTGCAAGCGTGACCTAGTGCCAGACGCTCCGACCTGTGGCGAGTGCTCGTACTGCCGCCGCACCCAAGAGCGCCGAGATGGCAAGCCGTACTGGGCTGGCAAGGACTGGACACCCAATGCCAATCTATGAGTTCAAGTGTCCGACCTGCGGCAAGATCGAGGAGCGGATGCAGTCAGGCTTTGAGCCACTCGTGCCACGCTGCGAGTGTGGACCGTGGATGATCTTGCAGCTCACGCCTAGTGCCGTGCTCTTCAAGGGCAAGGGGTGGGCGAAGCGCGATAGGGAGGGGCGGTCAGATTCTGAGTAGCGTGCACCCTACGGTACCCAGCGCCGAGTTCGTCAATCTCCTGTACGGTGTGGGTTCCACGAACGGTTAGGAGTTTTTTTAGATGAGCGCGAAAAAGCCAGCAGACAAAAGGCAGAACAGATCGACCAAAGATCTTGGCGTGCTGCCCCAGATCGCTCTTGATCCTGCGGCCATTCCACCGGCACCAAGCCACCTGACCGACCGTTGGGTCAAGGCTTGGGAGATCTTCTGGCGCTCACCCTTCGCTCAGGTCGTGCAGCCAGCGCAGATGCCAGCGCTTGAGCGACTCTTCTCGATGTACGACGAGCGCGAGCGAATGGACATCTACCTACGCGAGGAGCCGATGACCGTTGGCTCTCAGGGGCAGAAGATCCTCAACCCTATGTACCGACAGCGCACCTCAGTAGATGCCGAGATCCGCCAGCTAGAGGATCGCTTCGGTCTGCACCCTAAGGCAGGGTTGACCTTGGGCATCGTGTATGGTGAAGCCGCACGCAGCCTGGAGGAACTCAATGCCAGAATCGCAAACGCAGCCTTCGCGGAAGCCGAAGCCGAAGCCGACCCACGCTACATTGAAGCCGGCAACGACTCCGCAGAAGAGGCCGCTCTACTCGTCGCCGATCAGTAGTCCACCACCACCATCGTGGGGTGGGCTGGTCTGCCGTTGGATTGAGACCAACCTAGTCCACGGTGAGGGCGACAAGTTCGGCGAGCCGTTCCGCCTAGAACCGTGGCAGCGTGCCTACATCTGGCGCATCTACGAGTACGACGCAGCCACCCAGAAGCGCACCGTGAAGCGCGCTTTGCTGGGTACGCCCAAGGGCAACGGCAAGACCGAGCTGCTCGCGGCTATCGCCTTGGCTGAGTTGGCAGGACCGAAGGCTCCGAAGTCACCCAACATCCCTATCGCAGCGGCATCATTCGAGCAGGCTGACCTGCTCTTCGGCACGGCTCGGATCATGCTCACGCAAGGTCCACTTGCCAAACTCTTTGAGGTCTATGACACCGAGATTCTGATCAAGGATCGCCCAGGCCGGATGTACCGCGTCGCCGCTGCGGCAGGCACCAACGATGGTGGGCGACCAACCTGCTTTATCGCGGACGAGCTGCACGAGTGGACAGGTAACAAAGAGCGCGTGCATCTCGTGCTCTCCAACTCTCTTGCCAAGCGCGCCGAGGCACTGGAGTTGAACATCTCGACCGCAGGCTCCGACGAGAACACGCTGCTCGGTCGGATGCTGACCTACGCCAAGCGCATCTCGTCTGGCGAGGTGAGCGACCCTTCCTTCCTAGTCGAGTGGTGGGCTGCTGCGGACAGCCACGACCTAGAGACCGACACTGGCCGTAGGGCTGCACTGGAGCAGGCGAACCCTAGCGCTCCGGCATTCGTGGACATTGACAGACTGCTGGCACGAGCCAACGAAGTGCCGATGCACGAGTGGCAGCGCTACCACCTGAACCGCTTTGTGCAGCCGCCAGACCGTTGGATTGGCGCAGAGGCGTGGATGAAACTGTCAGACCGAGAGCGCGTGCTGATTCCAGGCGAGCGCCTGAGCATCGGCTTTGACGGCTCGTATGCGCGCGACGCATCGGTGCTCACCGCCTGCACGATGGACGGTCACCTGTTCCTGATCAAGGCGTGGGAGAAGTCCGACACAAACCGCGACCCAGACTGGACCGTGCCGCGCGGCGAGGTGGATGCCTTCGTAGATCAGATCATGCAGACCT